CCCGTGAGTTGACTGAAGACCTCCGCAGCGATCTGAACTCCCTGCAACCGACTCGTTCTTCTTCTGTTGATGAAGATGAGGATGACGATGCCATGTCCTACTTCGCTAAACTGGCAGAAGACTGATGGGAGAGGCACTAAATGCCTGGATGAATCTAAGTTATGGAGAAGGGTTTCTCTTCTCCCTCTGGATCATCGGCATGTATTATATTAAACTTCGTATGGACCGTAAGTTTGGTCGATGAAATCTGATTACACAATAGACCGTGTAAGCAAATCCGAAGCCGCAGAGTTACTTCTGCGGTTTCATTATCTTAAAGATATTTCGAAAGGTTTCAAATCGGGTTATAATTACGGTCTATACAAGAAAAATGACTTTTCACCTCTAAATATTGGAGGTATTCAAGGAGTCTGCATCTTTACTGGACTCCCTGTTCCAGAAATTGCAAAAGGCGCATTTGGACTAGAACGTAATGAGCAACAAGGACTCTTCGAACTCTCAAGACTCTGCATCCACCCCGATACTCAGCAGGGAGAGTATAATATCACTTCTTGGTTCGTTTCAAAGGCGATTAAGAGACTTAGAAAAGACACAGAAGTCAAAGCAATCATCTCATACGCTGATAGCAATTATCATCACGGCACAATTTATCGGGCTTGCAACTTTAGGTATTGCGGTCTATCAGAACCAAAGAAAGATTTCTACTTTGCAGATGGCACCAAGCATTCCAGAGGTTCTGTTAAGGGGTGCGATGGAGAATGGAAAGATCGCTCCCGTAAACACAGGTATGTAATGGTTTTTGATAAGAAACTGAAACTACTGTGGGATAGTGACTCTAGTGTTCTCGGTTCTTGCTAAGTCCTCTGTCACGTATTGAGAAGAACGATCATAAAGCATAATCTGTCTCATGTCGTTCAGGAATTGTTGCAGATATTCTCTTCTCAGGAGATAGATAGAAGACTTCTTATCGTTCTCTCTGACTTCATACTCCCAGTTCGTTACCGATCTGACTGGACTGAGTGTAGCACTGTAGTCCGCAGGGTCTGGAATCGTAAAGGTGGAGTCAACAACTTTTTCTTTTGGAAGTATCAGTCTACCACTTGAATCCTTAACTTCTGTGGTTTCATAGTGGTGGACATCGTTCAGTGCAGTGCCGTATTTTTCTTCTGTATATTTGTAGAGATGGTAGTTGGATAATGGCCATTCGTCTCTTACATTAATAATGCCAGCAGTCATCAGAACGACCCAATCAAGTTCTGCATCACCATAAAACTCTTCTGCCACGAGTTCTGGTCTGGAACCTTCTGGAATCTCGTATTTATTGAAGATGGTAAAGACACCACTCAGATCATCACGAAGTTTGTTTCTTCTGAATAAGTTCTTGACAACCAAATAACTCTGAGAGGAAAGACTATCAGAAAGAAATGACTGGTATTGTAAGTCTGGTAGTTCTCTGAAGTATCCCATTTTAGTAACCTACTCCTCTGTAAGACACAGGTTGATTTGCCGAATTTCTAACTCTTTTATCTCTTCCACCCACATTTTCTTCATAATCACCAGAGTAAATTGGTTCAAGTTCTTTAAATCCTAAGTCCATAACCATAGAGACTGGTGTTCCTCCTGGACTATTTTCTCCAGGTCCATAAGTAGCATAAGTCCCCTCACCAGTATAATTGACCGACATATCTGTAAGAGCACACTGCTTAAATTTGTGTAGGAATGGGTGTAAATTAGGTCCTTGTTTATAAGCTAAATTAAATACTCTTGGTGTTTTTAGGTAAAATGTTGATGCTTCGGGAACCATATTTCGTTTAAAAAATCTTATTATATTTTTAACTTCTTCTGCTTCTCTTTCATCTCTTGGTGTCATCTTAAATGAGAACTTAAATGATCTCAAATTTACTCCCTCAAACAGCAGTTCCATATTTGGATTTAATACTTGTCCAGTTTGTCTTGCAAGTAATTGGGAGGCAGTAAGGTTTCCTCCAAATGGAATGTTTGCCGCCGATGCTGCTATTGTTCTGTTAAAATAATCAAGGGCGGCTGGGTTATCTGCAAATAAACTAAGTCCAGATTGTAATGTCTTAGTTATAAACGTACCAATTTTATCAAGACTATCGAACTGTGTAGATGATTCACCAGTTGTTTTTACAACATAATCCAAAACACTAGCGGTAAGACCATCCAGATTACTAGATCCAAAATTGACAGAATTACCATCCTGAATGTTTGATGGTATTGGCAGGTATACCGTGTCTGTTATGGATTCTACTTTCTTTTTTCTATTTAATGTTCCACGTCCTCGACTATCAAGTCCTCTTATGGATTCAGTAGATGTACTAAATCCAACTTCAGTTTGTCCACCTATGGACACATAATCCAAAGATTGGATTTCTAGATAATCCGTTGTTTTAAATATTCCTTCATAAGGATATCTTAACTGTCTAAATTCGGATTTGGTCGTCATTTATCTGCTTTTATGATTATTTAGAGCGAACTTTACCAAAACTCAGTTCTACCACATCAGAAATTTCTTCTGGATAGATTTCATATAATCCACCCACGATCTGATTGTAATTATATTGTCTCATATCACCACGCCAATGAAAGTTTTCTCCACGAAATCCCCATGAGAAAACATCAGTCACTGCGACTAATGGATACTCATCATATTGTATTCCATTCGTCATGGCACTATAGAAGAAGGTATAAAATCTACCAGCACTTACACTAGTTTTTCCAGTCTCATTTAAAACACTGATAAGTGCTTCCATCTTATCATCTGGGTTTTCTATTCCAATCAAACTATCAATGACACCACGCACACGATTGTCATTATCATCTGTTGGATTTCTTCTTTGTTTTAGAGTTTTTCTTGGCATTACTTAATACCGAGTTCGTTTTCTGTAAGAACCTTAAACTCATAACCACGATCTAGACACCATTCTCTTGCCGCTTCCCACTTTGCCTGGTTTTTGGCATACTCAACAACTTCATAGATATAACCCTTAGTCTTTCTTTTTTGGACTTTGGGTTCTATACACTGTTTATATGGTTTAATCTCAATAATCATTTTTTTAATCTTACCATTCTTATCCTTCACCTTGATATAAAAATCTGGGAAGTATCTGTGGTAGCGATTATCAACAGGAGAACGATAGGGAACAATAATTTCTTCACTTCCCCATTCCAAGATTTTCTCATTCGTATCACAATAAATCATAAATCTTCGCTCCCAGAGAGAACGATAGATTATATTTGTTGGATCACCCTTGTATTTTTTTGGATATGAAGGTTGGTATTTTCCCTTATATGACATCTAAATACTTTATAATGTAAGACTCGTATAAGGTATTTAGAGTGGCACATCAAGAAGGGCATAAATTAGTACTTTTAAATACTTTGGGATTGACTGGTGCAGAGTTGACTCGTGCCACAATAGAGAATAATAGACGTAGAAGAGAATTTGAGCAGGCATCAATCTCAGAAAGACCACCAGTACCTCCTGTTAAACCTAAGCCTAAGGCACCAATAGGAGCATTTAAACTTAATATGAGTCAAATGAGAGAAAAGATTGGAAATCTTGCTCTCACTAATCAATATGCTGTGAATATTGTTGTTCCACAAAAAGTAATAGAGTATATACGATATTATGAGAGTGATTCTGAACAAGTTGCAAAATTTTCTAACGAAAAACTTGGATTTTTATGTTCGGAAGCAACTCTTCCAGTATCATCTTATGCAACTGCGGAAGTAAAAGATAATTACTTGGGAATCACTCAAGAATTTGCACATACTCGTCTCTATACTGATATTGATTTTACATTTTACGTTGATAATAATTATTATATGATAAGATTTTTTGAGTTATGGATGGATTATATTTCTGGTGGTTCTAATGATGAACTAAGATTTAATGGTGTTGGAAGAAATAGTACTAGTTATTATAGAAGATTTTCATATCCACGTCACTACAAAACTAATATGACAATTACAAAATTTGAAAGAGATTATAAAACTCATTTAGAATATGATTTTGTAAATGCTTTTCCTAAAGGTTTGACATCAATTCCAGTTTCATATGGATCTGCAGATTTATTAAAAATTACTGCAACATTTAATTATGATAGATATTTTATTAATAAAATAACGTCGGAAGAAAGTGTTGATGTTGCTGAGAGATTGAGAACCCTTAAACTTTCTTAAAGAGATCAACATTTCTCCCGATACAATAAATAATCACAACTGAAATTCTATAGGTCATTATGCCTTTACCAAAGATTAATACCCCGACGTATGAGTTGGAATTGCCATCAAATGGAAAAAAGATTAGATACCGTCCTTTCTTGGTCAGAGAAGAAAAAATTCTGATTATGGCACTGGAATCTGAAGACATGAAGCAGATTACAAGTGCAATTGTTCAGATCTTGACCGACTGCATTCAGACAAAAGGTGTTAAGGTTTCGGATCTCGCCACCTTTGACATTGAATACTTGTTTCTGAATATTCGTGCTAGATCTGTTGGTGAAACCGTAGAAGTAAATATCACCTGCCCAGATGACGGAGAAACAACCGTTCAGATGGAAATTGATATTGATGAAATTAAAGTTCAGAAGGATAAGAACCATAAGAACATTATCAAACTGGATGATGTTCTTTCCATGAAACTTAAGTATCCATCACTGGATCAGTTTGTTGAGAATAATTTTGAGACCAATGAAGATGTAAGTGATGTGAACAAGTCTCTTTCTATGATCACATCGTGCATTGAGATGGTTTATGATTCTGAGGAAAGTTGGAATGCTTCTGACTGCACCAAGAAAGAACTAGAAGAGTTTGTAGAGCAACTGAATACCAAACAGTTTAAAGAGATTGAGACTTTCTTTACAACGATGCCTAAACTTTCTCATACGATTAAAGTAAAGAATCCAAATACCAAGAAACAATCCGAAGTTGTTCTGGAGGGACTCGCAAGTTTTTTCAGTTAGGTATGGATCATACTAACCTTGAGTCATACTATAAGGTTAATTTTGCCTTGATGCAACATCATAAATACTCTTTGACAGAACTTGAGAATATGATTCCTTGGGAGAGAGAAGTATATCTTTCTTTACTTGAACAGTATATTGAAGAGGAAAATCTAAAGGCGCAGCAGAGTGGACATTAATCAGGTTTACAGAGCACCATCAATACCGAAACTTGGTAAGAAGACTGTATCTTCTTCGGTATTGCGTGGTGCTGCTGCGACTACTGCTGCTGCTCCAAAATTAGGAAAAACCAGATTTAGTTTCTTAAAACCTAAAATTTCTGCCGAGAATCTGAAAACAGAAGTATCTCCTGTTTCGGTAGAACAGTCACTTGCAGAGACAAATAGAATTCTTGTAGAGATTCAGAAACAACTGTCTTTGGATTTTGCCAATAGAATTGCAGAAGAAAAAGAATTACTCAAAAACGTAAAGAAGGCAGAGTCAAAGAGAAAGTTTGCGGCAAGAGAGAAATTTGCAGAAGGAACTAGAAAGATTAGTGGTGCTGTAGGAGGAGTTGTTGATAAAGTCTCTGCACCAATTAAAAGTGTGTTTGATAAGATCAAAGAGTTTTTTGGTTTAATACTGACTGGTATTGTTGTAAATAAGGCATTTGATTGGTTACAAAAAGAAGAAAATAGGCAGAAGTTAGATAAGATATTTAATTTTATTGGAACTTATTGGAAAGAAATTACTGCTGCAATTGTTGGAATACAATTAGCATCAACACTTGGAGCACTTGCAGGAACCATTACAACTATTTCTGCAATTTTGGCTAATCCATTATTTCTCGTTCCTTTAGCTGTTTTTGTTGGTGGAATTGCTAGGATAAAAGAACAAGAAAGAATTAAACCTTTTTATGAAAAAGATTTAAAAGAAGCAGAAAAAACATTAGAGAGTGAAGATGCTCCTTGGTATCAAAAATTGGGAGCATCTATTTTTAAAGGTCAAGTTCAAAGAGGACCAGCATCGACAGGACTTGATTTTAGAGCACCAGGTAGTATGTACAGCACTGGTGGAACAATACCATCAACCTCATATAATTTTAATCCTAGTGTAGTGCAGAAGTTCTCTGGTGGTGGTTCAGTTCGTGGATATGCTGATGGTGGAACTTTCTGGGAACGTTTGACTGGAACCGTTCGTGGAGCAGGTTCCATGATGGTTGATAGTGTAAAAGCACTTCTTGCTCCTGGTGAGGAAATCATCAGAGCAACTTCTGCGATGTTGTTCAGACCTCTTCTGAAAGATATTAACGATAATGCTGGAAGATTGTGGGTTACTTTCTCTAAGGCAATCTTAAAACTTCTTTCGGTTAATGAATCTATGTTGGACAGGTCTAATGAGTTTGCGAAAGTTATAGAAGAATTTGATGGATATTTAAAGGATCAGGTAGCAGAAGAACGAAGAAAAAATCAATATAACACTCCTACTAAACCTAGGATTTTTACAGCAGGTCCAGGACCAGGAGGATTTTCACCATCAACCAAAGCTACAAAAATTACCAGTGCTCCAAAAGTTACAAATGTTGTTATGGCATCACCAGGTGGTTCTGGTGGAATGACACTTTTGCCGATGGTTTTGCCGACACAAAAATCTAAACCACCAGAAATACCACAAATGCAGGGTAGGGCAGGAGAAATACAAGCAATATCACCAATTGATTTTTCAAATCCATGGATGGACATATCTCCAGAATGGTATGGAATACAATTGTACGGGTAATAAGATATGGAAACACAAGTAAACCAACTTAAATTAAACGTCACCAATATTAACAGTTATTTGATTAATTCTAATAAGCAATTAACAAAACTTAGAAAGGACAAGAAAAATTTATTTGGAACCCTTGAAAAGAAAAAGGAACTAAGAGAAGAAGAATCTAGATTAGAATCTAAAAATCTTAAGATAGGATCTGGTTTTTCCAAAATTGCAGGAGCTATATCTACACCAGCAAGAAGTATTTTTGATAAAATATTGGAATTCTTTGGTCTAATTGCTATAGGAGTTCTTGTGCAGAAACTCCCAGAAATTATCACAAAAATAAATGAATTTTTTGAGAGTGATGCATTTAAGTCTATAAAGTCTATGTTCTCAACACTGGCAAAAGGTGTTGACTTTTTGATAGATCTTACTACGACTAATGTAGACGAACAAAAATTAAAGGATGAAGGTAAAACTATTACCAAAGAAAGTGAAAAACTGAAAAAAGCATCTGAAGAAATTAATAGTAAAAAGGCGGAATATGAAAAAATAAAATCAGATTTAGAAAAGTCAAAATCTACAAAACCAGAACCACCATCTAGAACTGGTGGTCCTCTTGGTGGGTCAATACCAAAAGTACAAGAACGTGCTCAGGGTGGGACGATTGACAATAAACCTAATACATCACCCACATATACACCAAGAAAAAGTGGTCCTCTAAAATATGCAGAAAGAGGAATGGAATCTGGATTCAATGGATTTTCTGAGTCTGTTGATAAGATAGAAGAATATTCCAAAAAAGAAGAAGAAAATATGTTGGCATTTGCAGAAATGTCTAAAAATTTTAAAACGTGGAGTTCTCTATCTGGTATATCAACAACTCCTTATGGTGGAATTTTATTAACACAAAATCAGCCAGGACAACCAGGATCACCAAATCAATATCAAGGACAAACATTTGCTCAGGGTCAAGGAAAAATTGGACCAACTGGAGATACTGATGGGCAACATACTGGATTGAATATGCATTTACCTGGAGGAATAGGAACTCCGATTTATGCACCTTTTGATTTAATTTATAAACAAGTTGGAACGGATGGAATGCCAGCAGTTGGTCTGGACGGAAACCCAAATCCCTTGAATAAGAGACTTGGTGGAAGAGGATTTGGATATTATGGTGCATATTTCTTTAACAAAAATGGAAAAGAATATGAGGTTTTGTTGGGACATTTTAGAGATCTTCCATATAAAGGGTCTGCAGATGGTGAAGTAATTCCAAAAGGAACACTACTTGGATATCAAGGAGCCTCTGGTGCTAGTGATCCAGGAGACGGAACAAATAACCCATATCCCCACATCAGTCTTCATGTTAATGGTGTTAATTTTATTAATGGTGATAATGGCATACTCGTTGATTTTGCAAATAAATTAACAACTGCTACACCCTCTGTTAAACCTGCCAAAAAACCTAAAGGACCAATTTCTTCATCAGGTAATGGTGGAAAAAGAGTATTAAATACTTCTAGTCGTGGTGGAAATCAATCACTCTTTGTTTATGCAGTACAACCAGTAGAAACTTTTGTTCCATTCCCATATCCTGTTCCTATTGAAACCGCATCATCAAGTCCAGCACCATCGAGAAAAAAGTTACCAGAAATATGGAGGGTAGGATAAAATAAATGGCAAACTCAGCAGCAGCATGGGCATATGAGATATTTGAATTATCTAAGAATGGCAATGTTGTAGACATTACTGGTACGGATCCTTATGGTGCCAGAGTAACCACTTTTGACTATTATGAAAGTCTTTTATCTCCTAATGTAACGGGGGTAATATCATTTGCAGATATTGGTGGATCGGCACGGGAAAAATATGATAGACAGGGAAAATTTGGAACATTAAGTTCTGCACTTCCATTAGATGGTGATGTTGAATTTTTCTTTAGAATTGTAGAAAGGAATGGATTTGGAGAATTGGATTTTACAAAAAAACCATTGGTCTTCAATAAGAAAATAACTCCTGATCAAAATTCTTTTAAAGAAGGAGTTATTTTAAGTCTAGTATCAAAATATGCATCAGTAAATCAAGATACCAACATTTATAAAACCTTTAGAGGAAATATAGGAAATTCTGTAAGAAAAATACTCACAGAAAACTTGAAAGTACCAGCAGATAAGATAATAATAGATCCAACAACTAATGCTTTAGAATTTTCTGGGGAGAGTAGAGATGCCTTCCAGTTGATTATTGAAGAAGTGGCAAATAGATCCATACCAGAAAATGGAAATCCTGGTTATTTCTTTTACGAGACACAGGATGGATTTAATTTTAGATCAATTGATGATTTAATCGTACAAGATCCTGTTGCAGAATACTTCAAGACTGATGTATTGAAATCTGGTGTCGAAAATGATGAGAATAATTTCAAGATAGCTTTAAAAAGTGACATTAAGGCAGGAGATATAATCACTGGTAAAAAATGTGGAGTGTATGCAACTAAGAGAATATCTTTTGATCCAAAAACACAAAAATATGATGAAGAAATTTATACATTATCAAACGATAAATTGATAAAATCTTTAGGAAAGAATATTGAAATACCAGATGTAGATTTTTCCACTTATACAAGAACACTTTATAGTACTATAGATCTTGGTTCATATAGTGCTGATGTCAAAGGTGAAGTTAATAATGATCCTAAAAGATGGCAGGCAGAATCAATATCTAGATATAATATGCTGTTTAATCAGATAGTTCAAATTCAAGTTCCCTGCAATACAAATTTGAGAGCGGGGGATACTATTATCTGTAGATTTGAAACTATTACACAGGATAAAAAAGATCCCACTGGAGGAAATCCAGATAAATATTTGATCTTAAATTTGTGTCATCATTTTGATTCTTTGAGATCTTTTACCTCTATGACTATAGTTCGTGATTCTTATGGTTCTTACACAAATAAAAACAAACGATGAGAAGTAAACTAGGAACTATTAATACTAGAGGACCTTTTGAAGCACAAGTTGCTCCTGGACAGAATCAACATGTAAAAGGTGCAACATGGGACGATGCATGGGGTTCAAGAGTAAAAATTAGAATACCAGCAATACATACACCAACAGAACCAAAAGATCAAGATTTGCCTTGGGCAGTTGTTGTAAAACCAACAACCTCTGGTGGATTGAATAGTCAGTCTTGTGGATTATGGGGCGGAGAATGGGTTATTGCACAATACATTGGAGATCAATTGTATATTATCGGAACATTAGATAAAAACACATCAGAATTTGATATAAGGGGACCAGTAAATGGTTCTACGAGTTTCCAGAGAGTGGATAGATATAATTCTGGGTTAAAACCAGCACCAACTCAAATTATTGGTAGTTCTAAAAAACCCACTGCTCCTGTTCAACCAACAAAGGAAGAAATACAAGAAGCAGTTAAAGATCCTGAACCATCTCCATCAACGCCAAGAACAGAAAAGGAAGCAGAACTAGAAAATTTGACTACGGAACAATTAACTGCAAGATTAGATCCAACTGTCACTGGTGCTTCTAATCCAGCGGTATTTAATGCTGCCAGTGCTGCAAGAGAAGAAGCGAGAGCAGCAGGTTTACCTGAAGAGGAAGTTCAAAGAAAAGTTCTAATCGCAACTATTATAGCATCTGAATCATCCGAATAAATACCAGAACAAGGAGGTGAATGTATAAATGGCAGATCCTACAGAACCAGCGGTAACAGTATCAGACCCAACTGCAGCAGAATCACCACCTCTAAATGGTTTCGCTGATAACACTCTTAACACTATTTTTGATGGTCAGCAAAAAGTTATTGAAGGGTTGGGTATTATTGGCACTGACAGTGATGGTACTAAAGTAGTCAATCAAACTGCACTTGATAACTTATCTGTGGATGAGAGGGAAATATATGACGCGGCAGTAAGAATACAAAACTCCATCGCTGTTGAGAGAGCAAGGAGAGCGGCATCAGATCAAGTCTGCAACACAAAACAAACATCGAAGGGATGGTCATATAAAGATCCAAGCAAATGTGAAGAATATTTGAACTCAGTTGCTTTTCAAGAGGCTATTCAAAGATATAAAAAAGATATAGTTCCAGCAGATCCTTGTGGAAAAGGAACTCTTTCGGCAATTAACACACAACTTCTTTCTTTTTTTAAGACATTAAAGAAAATTAAAAAATATGGTAATCTTTATGTTAATGGAACTCTCAATAACATAAGTCAATTAAGTAATCTAATTCGTAATACATCAAGTATAATTGGCTCCATTTTAAAAGTATTTGTTCAGAGACTAAGAAATTATTTGTTGGGAAAAATAAGAGCTGGAATACAAGATTTAATTGATAAACTTTTACCGACCGTTGCCAAATCAATAAAAAATACCATTATTCAAAAAGTAGTTGACAATATTCTTTGTAAATTCAAAGATATTGTGAAGGGATTGGTTCAAATGGTTGGAGACTTTCTCTTCGAACTGGTTGGAAAGATTGTCAATGTTCCTTTTTGTGCGGCACAACAATTCTCTAATGCCATACTTAACAAATTGGGAGCAGATATTGATAGAGCGATTGGTCCAGTATTAGATCAAATCAATGATGTCTTGGGTCCAGTTACTAAAATTGTTGGATCTGTTTTCCAAGCGATCGATTTTGTTCTTGGATTTGAATCTTTCTTGTGTGAAAAACCAAATTGTCCAGATGTAAAGAGTTTTATAGGTGATCCTAGACAAGATGGTCCTAGTCCAAGAGAAATTGATAACTTCAACAGTTTTATACCATCATCTGCAGATATTGTTGAAGGTGCAACTGGATGGACAAAGGATCTGCCAATTTTTGGTGGAACATTAGGACAGTATGATGGAACTTTACCAGATAGTGTCACTAATTGTGATACTTCGGCGTTTAAGTGTGGTCCACCGACTGTTGAAATATTCGGAGGCGGCGGTGCTGGTGCAATCGGAAATGCAGTTGTAAATAAAATAGGACAAATAGTAGGTGTAGATTTGGTCTGGGGAGGATCAAATTACACCAGTCCTCCATTTGTTTCCTTCATAGACAATTGTGAAAATGGAAACTATGCTTCTGGATATGCGGTAATTGATAATAACGGTACAGTTGTTGATATTGTGATGGTGAATAATGGTTTTGGTTATCTGAGTCAACCATCTGGATTGGATGAATTTGATGAACCAGTAGAAATTGTTGAAACCGAAGGCGCATCTAATGATTACATTGTGTGTTTAATTGGATTTGATATTTTGTCCACTGGAATTGGATATAATGTTGAAGATACGGTTCAATTTACACCAGAAATCCCAAATGCTGATACATCAATTAAAATGACAGAAGTTGGTCAGATTTTAGAAATTGAATTATCAAATAAAGTTTGTGGAATTACAGAGATTCCAGAAGTCGAAATAAATAGTGTGAATGGATCTGGGGTTGAGATTAAACCTAAGTTTGAATTTATAAATCTGAAAACTATTGATGATCCTACATCTATTGGAATTGAAAACAGGGAAATTATAACAGTTATCGATTGTGTAAGGTAAAATGGCATCTAAATCTCCAGAACATCTAGTATCAGAAAATCCTTATGGGATTATGTTTTTTGGTCCTGCTGGATCGGAAGACACAACTACAGAATACACTCTTCACACAAAATGTGGATATGATGAGACAGTAACTAAAGATGGGAATAGGGGAACTA